AAAGAAAGGAAAGAAAGGAAAGAAAGGAAGAAAGGAAAGGAACGGAAGAAATATAATGGAAGAAGGTATTATATTAAAAGGTTTAGATAGAATGCGTGAGGAAATATGGATGAATAAGAAATAACCAAATTTAGGCCCTAAATGTTTGTCCGGAGATTTTGAAAATATTTGCGACATCGGTCTGTCTCACCTGGTAATTTTGATGGGATTAAATTGTCGGGTATGGGGTTGATGCGTTTATAGTATACTTATGACGTATCTACATCATATAAAATAATTCAATATTTTAAAACCGAACGAGTGAATAAGGTAGGTGTATTTTACAGGTGTATAGGTATGTTTCGGTGATTTATTTATATGTAAATGATAGATAAAGATGATTTATTTATATGTAAATGATAGATATAAATAAATGGTATAGAAGGATGATATAAAATCGGGGGCGGGGGGGAGATGTATAAATGAGATAGCGAAATCTGTTTAGGGTGAAAAAAGGCATAAATAAAAGATAAAAGGGTAGTTTATGATTGATATAAATTTCAATAAATATTTTGATAGGGATAGAATAGCTAATAACTTAAAAAATAAACTAATAGCGTTTGAAAAAGATAAATATAATTTATTACAAAGGCGAGGGTTTTATGTATATGGAAATCCTGGTGCAGGGAAAACAACCTTTGTAAAAAATATTCTAAAAGAACTAAATTATGACGTAATTACATTTGACGCCGGAGATATAAGAAATAAGACTATAATAGAAGGAATAACACATAATTCAATGTCTGTAAATAATATAATAAGTTTATTTCATAAAAAAAACAAACCAATCGCGATATTAATGGATGAGATAGACGGTATGAACAATGGTGATAAAGGTGGTATAAATGCGTTAATAAAATTAATTAGACCGAAAAAGACAAAGAAACAAAAATTAGAACAATGTACTTATTGTCCGATAATTTGTGTAAGCAATTATCATATAGATAAGAAAATATCAGAGTTAATAAAGATTTGTGATAATTTTGAATTAAAATGTCCGACAACGAGTCAAATGGAATATGTAATCGAAGATTTAATGCCAAAATTAGATAACGGTTTAATACCAAACTTATTAGATTATTTGCAAAATGATTTACGTAAATTATTATCAATCTATAATATTTATGTAAATAGATGTAGTTTATTAAAAAATGAGATATTACAGAATATATTTACACCAAAAACATATAATTTAGACTCAAAAGTAATAACAAAGGACATATTAAATAATAGCTTAGATTTACATCAACACAATAATGTGATGAATGATACGGATAGAACAATAGTCGGTCTACTTTATCACGAAAATATCATCGATACATTTAAATATAGTAATAAACGTATATCGATTCCTTTTTATAGAAAAATCTTAAACAATATATGTTATGCGGATTATATAGATAGGGTGACCTTTCAAAAACAAATTTGGCAATTTAATGAGATGTCTTCGTTGATAAAAAGCTTTCATAATAATTATTTATGCTATAAAAAACCACATTTAGTAAACATTAAACCGGTAAGTGAGGTAAGATTTACAAAAATTCTAACAAAATATAGCACGGAATATAATAATGAAATATTTATTCAGGCTCTTTGTCAGAAATTAGGATTAGATAAAAAGGATATGATATCATTTTTTTTAGAAAACCAACATAAATTAAATGATGATGACCTAGCAATATTGCTTGATAGATATGAGATAAATAAACTAGATATAAGTAGAATAAAAAAATATATATCACAATACTTTTTAAAAGACGAACCGTTAAATGAGGTAGACAATAATTTAGATTATGAATCAAATTAAGTTACATATAGGATTAATTCTTCCCGTGAACGTTGTCCACCATAGATTTCCTATTCTTTTCCCTTTGTAGGATAATTTTATCCTTCTTAATCTGCTTATTTTCCTTCTTAATCTGCTTATTTTCCTTCTTAATCCGCTTATTTTCTGTCTTAATCCACTCATTTTCTGTCTTAATCCGCTCATTTTCTCTTTTTCTATTTTCATTAAACGCCCACATATACATTTCTTTCTTTTCCAACGTTTTGTTATCTTTCTCTTTCTTCTGTTCCAATAGAAGGAACTTATTTGATTCGTATTCTTTTAGACTAGTTTCAATTTCTTTACCTTTCATTTTATAAATATCTTCTTTAATTGTTTCAAAACTTTCTTTATTAAATTCGCCGTCGCCCGGAAACATCAATTTATTTCTGGAATGCCATACTTTCTTCGTATCTTCGGGTAACGTTGTATCCCAGTGCCTTTCATATGCTTCGGGGCTACTATAATAAAGATAATTTCCACTCCGGCTAGGTTCACTTTTTGATGTAGAAAGAATACCACCCTTGTCAGCCAGCCCGGATGTATCAATCGTCCTGAAATATCTGAGTTCGTCATAACTCCCTCTCTTGGTTCTAAGAGAGTATCCACTCATAGCATTATAAATATCAAGACTGTTAGAGGGATAATAGAAACGATTTTCTTCTTTTTCGATATTATACACATCAATATCTTCATTGGAGGGACAATCCATATGTTCCATCATTTCTTGTTCATAGTTTGCTGCGTCGTCAGCCATTTTCTTTTTACTCTATTATGTATGGATTACTTCATATCAATTTTATAGATAATATAACGAAAAATACAAAAATAATAATATTTTTGTGTATTTATAATAATATTTTTATGTATTTCTAAAAATATTATTTATTCATCAACTTATAAGATTTCAAATTCATCTACATTTCTTGGGTTTAATTCGCGCGTTGCATTATCAACTAATTTATCTTCCACTTCAAGATGAAGATTTTCACTTTCATCAATTTCGCGATTACCTTCTGTAAGTTCCTGCACGACCGAGTCTACTTCCAGAGGCGTATGTAGTTCGAGAGGGGTGGGTTGTTCGAGATTATCAACCGCAGGGTCTACATTTATAGGGGTGGGTTGTTCGAGATTATCAACCGCAGGGTCTACATTTATAGGGGTGGGTTGTTCGGGATTATCAACCGCAGGGTCTACATTTATAGGGGTGGGTTGTTCGAGGGGTACTTTATCGTCAGGGTTATTATTTGAGGATATTATAGCAGTATCCGTATCAATATTGGTTGGGGTCATATCCGGTAGAATATCATCTTGGTGGGAAGTGTTGGGGTCATTATTCTCAGGTGGTGGTAAACAATTGGGCGGCATTTGTGATTGATTTGCTAGGAGAGTATTCAGTCTAATGATTTCTTGCTGTTGCTGATTTAAGATAACGATGACTTGTTCTCTGGTTATATTACGTTGTATACCATCTTGGTCTTGAATGGTAATAAAGGTTTCGGCGTTTTCGGGTGGGGAGGTATAACCTAATTTTGCTTTAACCTTTTCGACTTGTTTTACAATTTCGGGTTTATGTTCTGGGCGACCTAAATCATATTTTAGTAGTTCATCGTGGAGACGTAAGGTATAAAAATATAGTAAATCTTTATTTTTGATAAAAGCGCTGGGTGTTTTTACCGATTTTCGAACAATATCAGTATCTTCGGCTGAAAGAAACATATGCTTATCGATAGAATTATGTATATGAGCGACAACTAAAATAGTTTTTAATGGGTCTAATTGAACAAATGGAATAGTATAGTCTTTTAAGAATTGTTTTTCTTCGGCGATCTCGGCGGTCTCATCATAACGAGTTTGTTTTAATAAGGTTTTACGGATAGCAAAAGAAGCGGCGGTGGCGTGTGATGGTCCATAAGGTCCAAATCGGTACATCTGGTTTAGGTCATTAAACCAAACATTTAATTCGCTTGACCCGGCGGCTAAAGCGAGTGGGTGTTTCCTTAATTGTTCTACGGCGTGAGATATCCTACAGGGTGGATAATAATCGTCGTCGTCCATATAAACGATGATGTCTCCGGAACATTTACTATGCATAAGATTTCTTTTTTTACCTAAACTCATTTTTTCATCATAATAAAAATACTTGGCATTGTTAACATTTTTAAATAGGTCTTCAACCTTGTCTTTGCCGTCGTCGATAATAACCCATTCTATTTTATCCTGGGGGTAATCTTGCTCTAAAAAAGCTTGAATGATATATGGTATGAACGGTCGGCGATTAAATGTTGGCGTGCATACACTAACAAATGGTAGCTGGTCGGGTTTCTTATGTTTACCCTTGGTTTTTTTATTAAATTTGCCCATATGTAATAATAATAAAGAGACAGTGTTTATATCTTAAAATTTAAAATATTAAATAATAAAGTAAGTGATAAAGAAAAATATTAAAAATATAAAAATATTAAATATTTAAATAAGAAAGTAAGTGATAAAGAAAAATATAACGGATGCGATAGAGAAAATGAGGGGGAAATCCTTGATAGGTAATTTCCCGATGAATATATCGTCGGGGCATTGACCGAATTGTGAATAATACCAAGAACATAAAATGCCTAGCCAAACAAAGATAATGATATTCCTGAGTAAATATAATATCTCTTTGCTTTCTTTGACATTACTAAAGAACGGTTGACAGAAGTATTTGAATAGATTGTGTAGTAGAATAATCGGAAACATTAATGTAATAATAAGAGGGGTCCATATAAGTGCTGCTAATTTTGTGAGAATAAATGCGAACCAATCCTTCGCACAATATATATATATATTTTCGCCAGATGGCTCGCTAGAAACGTGTCTACCAATTTCGATACCAAGAATAGGAGGAATCATAGTAACTAATGTTGATATATGGGCGACAATATAGTATAGAATGAAAAACACCATAATAACGGATGAAAAGGTTGTTATAAATGCTTTTTTATAAAAGTTGTCTTGATCCTTTTCGGAGATTATAGATTTTAATGAATTTAGAAACCATCTCATATACCCGTTATTAATAGTAATATATCTAAATAATGATACGAGGGTTAGTGTGGGTTTTGGTTCCAAATTTAATGGTCCATATTTCAAATGTATAGCGGCGCGGTCAGCCTGACCATCGAGCCCACCCTTACCATTATTGAATACTTCATATCCGTCAGAAAATGCGAGGGGAACACATTTTGCGGAGGCAATAATATCGTTTTTTATAGATAATTCGGTTCTTTTGCTATGTAGTTGTTTAGGAGTATTATGAGGGGTATTGGTGGTAGTCGTATCCTTTTTAAGAGTGGGAGGTGAAGCACCGCCTTTAAGGTTATTTTTAATAGATTTTTTATTAGGAGGGGTCTTGGAGGTAGTCGTGTCGGGGGTAGTATTATTCTTGTCGGAGATATCGCCGACCATTTCAGCAAGCATAGCAAACGTACCGGCGGCTCGTGGAATAGCCTGGGTAAAAGAATTAAATACTGAACCAATTTTGTCACCAAGGTAGCTGAATACTTTATAGAGGTCTTCAAAGATGGTTTTAATCATCTCCCATAAACTACATTGTCCTGCAAATTTCATATTTTCTTCAAGGAGAACTTTATTATCTTTATTTAAAATGTCCTCGCCATAATAACAGAACTTTTCCATTTCGATGGGATAGTCTCGGTTAATATCATCTTTAGTATAATGCAATAATACATTAACGAGTGATATACCAATTGTATAATTGGCGGCAATAATTAATATAGAATATAAAAGAATAACTAGTATGCGGGTAGGATTACATTTGGCGTCTTCTTTTTCTTTGTCTTGTAGTTCCTCTTCCTTTTTAACTTTTTCTGCTTTTTCCTTTTTTTCTTTCTCTAAATTGTAATTATTGGAATCTCTTTGAGCTAAATATTTAATATGATTATCTGTTAAATTATTTTTACTCATTATATAAATAATCTTATTTTATTTTATAGAAATGAATTATATATTTACAATTACTTGTATATTTCTATTATTACTGATGTTAGTGGTTATTTATAATAAACATAATATAATGGAAGGAATGACAGATGATGTAAGCGGTAATATAGAATATAATATACATTATCACATATTAGAAGATGGCACCCAAGGTTTATTAGGTTCTTGTGGAAGCAAAGGAGCTTGTGGTTCCGGAATAGGAACCTATCCGGCTAGTTCGGATTATTATATTACTAATAAAAATGCATGTACTTGGATATTCGTGAATAAATCATCGGGGAAGGATAATAAAGTAATTAATTACGGAGATATTTTAACAATTCGTTCAAAAAATGATGATTGGTTGGTTACATGTGATGGGAATAGTTGCGGTCCTTCGGCGTATGTATCGGTGACTGCCGCAAAAAATAATGGTCCAAGTAATGTTTTTTCCGGCAACGCTCAGTATTGGAAGTTTGAATCATTTGATGGGGCGAAAACAGGTCCAGTAAATATGAAAGATAAGGTCCGGTTGATAAACTTATACGGTAAAACAAGTAGTTTAAATACTTGCTGGCATTATAATTGTGGCGGTGTTTACAAGAAAGGATATGGTGTTAATACGGCCAAACTTAACAGTACTGATTACAAAGGCTCTACTTCTAGATGGAGAGTTGAAGAAACGCAGGATGATAAAAATAGAGACGAAAGTATGCCGGCCAAAGAGTTCAAAGATAATAAACAAGAATATGCGAGTGAAAGTACTAAAGTAATGGGTGGTGGGTCGTTTTCCGACCAAAGTAAATGTCAACTATATAATCATTTGGGTAATTATGGAGATAAAAAAATAATAGATGGATGTAATAATGACGATAAATGCGAATATGTAAAAGAGCCGGGGATAGGCGGAGAGTTAACATCTGTAGGTTGTCAAGCGAAAACAATGATAAGTTTTTTAAAAGGAAAATTACACGGTAAATCGAAAAAAGATAAAATAAAGGCCGCGGATAGTAATAGTTCATTTGGGAATGCGGGGAAATCGGGACTTAGTGAAGAAGAACTTTATTTACAAAAACGAATTAGTAGACAAGAACCCTCGTCTGATAAAGTCGCAAGCACATCTACGGTGAATTCGGTTTCGGTAGGGAATGGAAATAATACGATAGGCACGGAATTAAAGATATTATTAAATCCCTGGCTACAATCAACTCTTGAGAGATTACAACCAAAGACCTATAATGATTTACTAAAAAAAGCGATGGTATCAATAGAGCAGCAATTACTTCAGGGGGTATTTATGAATGACCCGGGTGCACCCCAGCCGGCGAATGCGTGGGGGTCTTGTTTACAAGATAACCCAACGGGGGATGGGTCAATAACATTAATATAATAATAGAAATAAGATTGAAAAACATATAAGAAAGATTGTATATATTTAATTCACACAATGAGTGGGGATGAGAACTATACTATTGAGACAACCGATTCGGGTGCTTCTGTCACATTATCCGTTGAAGCCGGACAAATAAGGAAAGGTGGGTATATTATGGTGAAGGGTAAGCCATGTAAAGTTAGGGATGTTTCTGTTTCCAAAACAGGAAAACACGGGCATGCAAAGTGTAAGTTTTGCGCCATTGATATCTTTACGGGAAATACATGTGAAGAACTATGTCCATCAACGCATTCCATTGATGTCCCCATTGTGAATAAAAAAGACTGGCAAGTTCAAGGTATTTATGATGAAACCTATGTCATCCTAATGGATGAGGATGGGGAAATAAGAGAGGATATACAACTACCAAATCAAACGTATAGAACAGATGATGACGACCAAGCATCATTTCTTCTAAAGGAATACTGTGATATGGTAGATAATGGTGTCAACATTGACGTGTTCTGTACGGTCATTTCTGCCGTAGGACAAGAGAAAATTGTGGAGGTCCGGAAAAAAGATGCTTAATTAATAATGACTACTAGATTGAGATTATTATATCGGGCGGGGGGGTACATAATTCGGCGAAACCTTCCATCCTAACGTTCTTAATTTTTGATTACTAATATTGTATCTGTTATCTTTTATCTTTTATCTTTTATCTTTTATCTTTTATCTTTTATCTTTTATCTTTTATCTTTTATCGGGTCTATCTTCGGTCCATTGTTCATTATTTTCGCCTATTTTACCCTTTACGAATATCCTAATGTATAAAAAGATTTATAAATTAGAGTATAAATTAGAGTATAAATTAAGATGTAGTTTTT